GTGTATGACAGCATCGAGCATAGCTTTTCTTTGGGTATGGATATTTCAAATCCCGCCCGAAATCATCAACGAGGCATTTAAACAGGGTAATGGACATCTACTTATTACTTATCCATTCTATCCGTAAAATATTGATTTTTTTTTGGTTGTTTTAATGTAAGTGCCAAAGACCAACAATGGATACGCCGGTGTACACAATTGAATGTGAACGGGGCGACACGTTTTACTTCAGAGATGAACAGCTTCATCGCGATGGGGACCTTCCGGCCATTGAGTATGCTAGCGGAGAAAAACAGTGGTTTGTCAATGGTGAATATCACCGCGAGGGTGATCTTCCTTCCATTCAAGGCAAGACCAGAAAGGAGTGGTATAAAAATGGGGAACTACATCGTGAAGGCGGACTTCCCGCCGTTCAGTATGGGTTTAAGGTATGGAATGCACAACATCCAGAATCTCAAGGTCAATTTGACCACACCTCACGAGCCGAGTTTGAACGGTGGCATCTTAATGGACAAGAATTGTCGCCCGAGAACGCCCTTGCTTATGTAGCGTTGTGTAAAAAAACCCAAGAAAAAAAGATGATTACGGCCAAAAAGAAAATCTACTTCTGGTGGATACAGATTTGCTACGATTTGTCCCATCCTAGCGGTTGTGGGCAGAGAATGGCGCAGAAAAACTTGGAGGCTTATGAGAAGATGTGCGGGCCAATTTGAGAGTCGTTAAATTTCTTATAATCTTATAACTTTCTTGTAATTAATTACAAGACCTTACTTAATTTTACATTCTTCATATTTTAATCCCGTAAAACATGTTGGTTTTGTATCCTTGGGATAGCACTGACTGTATGTTTTACCCATAAACTTTTGAAGATGTTTTCCGTGTTTACATTTCTCGGGGTCTACATAGCACCAAGATGTACCTCCCAAAAATGTTGTTGTTCCGCACTCGCCATCGCAAAAACACCCAGATACAGTTTTAACTCGCTCTTTACATTTGTCCAGACACATAGTTTCTCCATCCGCTGACCGTTTTCCAACTATTGTTTGCAGCATCATTTTTTTACGGTATTTATTTTTCCCACCAACTACGCTTTTAACATGTTTAATAATCTCACTCTTGTTTTTAACAATAAAATCATTAAACTCGTCTAAATCGCGCTGAGTTTCTATGTTTTCTGGCTTGATGTACACGGCCGGATCCTTAATTTCTTGGAACTTTACAGCTTCCTTCTGAACTATATATTCGAGTATTTTTCCAATGTTAGTCGGAGCTCTTTCGACCTGATTAGCTAGCTGGGATATCATGTGAGTACTTAGAAATTTAATGGCTGGTTTATATTTAATAAAATCATCCCCAGCCAATTGTTTAGAGAGATCAGTCATAGTTGTTTGTAAAAAAGTATTTTCTGTAAAGTATCCGTGAACTGGGATGTTTAAACCGTTTGCAATAATATTAAATCGCGCCTTGTCTGTATCAACGATAAATCGAAAATAAAATGACAGATAGAAGAAAACTCCTAGCATAGGGTTCTGAATAATTGTTTTATAAAGTTTTTTAAGTCCGCTGACACTAGTTAATATTTTCATAAACCACGTCGCATATAGACATTTGTATGCAACAGTTGCTAGGTTTACAGACATAAATATCAGACTTGCCCCAGTGTTTTCTGATACATGGGCCGTAATGGTGCTTTCAATATATGGAGATAACTTTAATATTTTCTTGGCTCCATATAAAGTTAACATGTCGTCTGGATCTAACACTATATTAAATATGCGACTGGCCAAGTTGATTGACGTCGACCAAATATATTCCTGTGTAGTCATTTATAAAAGTCTTTATAATAATAATTTATAAAAGTCTTTATAATAATTTATAATAATTAACTACTTAACAAATTCGTCCTATAATAAATTATAACAATGATAGTGGCAAGTTTTGATATAGGCAAGAAGAACTTTGCTTTTTGTGTTGAAGAGTTTGACGCCGACATATTAAAAAAACTAGTCAATATCCGCAAAGTCAATAGGTTTGTTGACGATAAACCAACAGACGATTTTACACAGCTTCTAACAAAAATTTTTTTGAACGGCTCTGTTCTTCTCCACAAAAACTTGGACCTAACAACCAACACAACCAAAAGTAAATACCTTGACACTCAGGTGTTTTATAATATGATTATAGAACTTGACAAGTACAAAGACGTTTTTGACAGATGCGATACCATCATCATCGAACAACAGATGAGTTTTAAAAAGGCCCAGAACACAATGGCTATAAAACTCGGCCAGCACTGCTTCAGCTATTTTACGATGAGGTACCCACTAACAGTTGTTAATAATATAAGTTTTGATGGTCGAAAGGAAATAATAGAGTTTCCGGCATATTATAAAACACAGATTATTGGCGCTCCCAAAAAAATGACGAAACCTCAAAGGAAAAAATGGGCTGTTGAAAAAACAAGAGAACTCTTTCAGCTTAGAGGATGTGAGGATTATTTTGTGGGAATACACAAGAAGGATGACTTGGCCGATACGTTTTTACAGCTACAGAGTTTTAAGTTTCTGAGATTTGTTGATGGCAGTATTTAATTAATAATTAATAAATGAAACTTTATATTACTTTGATAGTTACTTTGCTAATTATTTTAGTAATAGTTGTAAGTTGTGTGGTGTCTTATACCTTTATAGAAAAGTATAAGACACCAGTCATACCAAAAGTCATATGGACATACTGGGACTGTGAAACGCTACCACAGAGTGTCAAAAGTTGTGTCGTATCTTGGAAAAAATATAACCCAGATCATAAAATAATAATCTTAAATAAAAACAATCTCTATTTATACACAAATGAGGATATATTTAATTTTAAGTTTTCAACAACTTCACAACGAACATCTGATTTTGTAAGATTGTGTGTTTTAGCTAAACACGGAGGGACGTGGGCCGATGCTACAATATTTATGACAAAACCGTTGAGAATGGAAACACAGTATGAATTTATGGGCTACTACATTAACGGATTTACAACCGACAAGAAATACCCCGTTATTGAAAACTGGTTTTTTAGGTGTCTTCCAAAATCATATTTTATTACTAAATGGAAAGATGCCTTCTTAAAAATTAATGATTATAATAGTGTTGAAGACTATGTAGATTACATAAAAAAAAATATTGACATTCAAAAAATTCCTATGCCCGAATATCTTACTATGCACTTAGCTGCTCAGTGGGTGTTACAAAAAGATGATGTGGATATGCTCAAACTAAAATTATTATCTGCCGAAGATGGTCCGTTCAAGTATCTTGTTAAAAATGACTGGGACAGTAATAAGGCCGTTAAAGATTTGGCAGAGTTTAGATTCGAACCGATTATAAAATTAAGAGGTGGTGAAAGAAAAGAGGTTGACAATGAAAATATTAACCTTGAGAGTGTGTTTTCTTAAATATTTAATTAAATATTTAATTTATATACCAAGGGTTATAAAGTGTCATTCTTCCAACCCTAAGATTCATATAAAATTCGATCCACTGGGTATCAATGAGGTCGGCAAAATACTTTGACTTTCTATACCAATATTCAGTTAGTATACCACGGGTCAATTATAATTCTATACCAAGGAGTCACCGTATTGGTTGTAATTTCTTCATCACCTATGTTAGGCTTATCATCCTCTTCGGGTTCATCCTCTTCGGGTTCATCCTCTTCGGGTTCATCCTCTTCGGGTTCATCCTCTTCGGGCTCATCCTCTTCGGGTTCATCCTCTTCGGGCTCATCCTCTTCGGGTTCGTCAACTTCAGGCTCATCAACTTCAGGCTCATCAACTTCAGGCTCATCAACTTCAGGCTCATCAACTTGAGGTTTATGGTTTTCAATCCAAAATTTATTTTCCTCATCGTCAAGCTCATCGTTAAGCTCATCGTCAAGGATGTCGCCATTATGTTTTATCATCTCTTCAAGCTCATTCTCTGGTTCGGGACACGGCAAGTCTGCAAATTTTACATAAGTTGTAGTCGCCTTCTTATTATCTAAACTTATTCCCTGGCCGGTAAGAGGATGCGTTGTTGGTATTGATGGCTCAACATCTTCAAAGTCAAGTAATTCCGGTCCGCCGATAATACAAATAATGGTGTGAATATCAACAACATCATCAGTAAATATATGTACAATCTTATTATTCTTCTCCACCGTTCCCGTATAGTTTTTACGCATACACTGGAGTTTGTAATTAATATCATAAAAACCATTATAAATGTATTCTCCGCCAACTTTATCGGGGAGAATACCTTTTATTTTCTTAAATAAATCGGCATATGTTTCTAATCTTTTTAAGGGCGTTGAAAATCGGTCGATTTTATACTCAAATACATTTCTTATAAAGTTCAATACAGTGGTTTTGTCATCAACTTGATAGATATAACACTTTCTTTTCCTGTGTCTATCTGGTTTAAATCCGCCTGTATCGGATAAATAATATGACATGAGCGGGTTAAAATCTACGTATGCGCTCTTATTAGTATTTGGAATAAAATAGTTATAAACTATTGTCCACAAATAGTTAAACCAAGTAAACATTTTTCTAATAAATAAATGTTTAAACAACAATAACCTACGTAGTTGAATACGTCTATTATTTTTTCCGTTTATAAATAATTTTGATTTAATAGAGTAATCCTAAGTATAAAAGAAATGTCCAACAAGAACACCTGTCTCTCCGATTGTATCAATTATGATGTCTCCGATATGCTCTTTGCCGAAGCAAAGGAAACCGAGTTCAAGCCCCCGAATGGTGGAGCTACAATGAAAAACTTCCGAATTACTGTAGCAACAAAGAATGGGGATGGGACTTCTGGAGAACTTGTATTTGCTCTCGATGAGAGTTATTGCTTTGGTATTAGTACCAACACTGGAAAGAAGGACGATGTAGCAGGAGTTGCTCCACAGGCAGATGTCGGTGAGACATTCGGCCACTCTCTTGCTCTCTGCCTTACAAATAAAGAAAATCCGACACCTATTCAACTTGGTTTTGTCAAGACTTTGGAACGCATTATTGAATATTCCAAGGCCCATCTTGTCAAGGTTCGCCGTTCTATCCGCGAATTTGACCTTGAGCTCTCGGAACTCAAGCCTATGAACAAACTCATTTACCGCAAGCGCGACAAGGAAACTGGCGAGGTGGTTGACAAGTATGGGCCTATGATTTATCCTAAGCTCATCGAAACCCGCAAGGACGGCGGGAAGATTTACACCGAGTTTTACGATTTGGATGACGAATATCAAAAGCTAATTGATCCGGCTACACTTGTTGGCCTAAGCTGTTATGTCCGCCCCGCAATTAAAGTCGAGGGTATTTGGATTGGAAGTGGTAAGCACGCCCTTCAATTGAAGGTCTACGAATGTGGTATCCGCCTTCCATCTCGCTCTTCCCGCAGCCTTCTCCGACAAGCAATTCGCCCCCAAGCTGATACACGCGTTGTTGTTCAACAAGTTATGGTTCAAGAAGCTAACACCGCCGGTGGTGATGACGACAATGATGAAAATGAAGGAAGTGATAACGATATCCAAGACGCTCCACAGCCCGCTGCAAAGCCCCGAACTCCATCACCTGTACTCCAAGTTCCCGTCAAGAAGGTTGGAGTTAAGCGAGTTCCAGCCAAGAAGTAAATGAATAAGTAAAACAATTTAATAAAACTAAGTTTTATTAAACAAACAACCACTTACTATCTCCGGCGAGTTAAAATAAGTATTATAAGTATGACGACTATAAAAATAATATAATTTCTTTTTATAAATTCTTTTGTGTGATATACGACTTTATCAGCGAACAAAGAGTATAATTCATTCTTTATATCATCGTCAACGATGTACCCCATATCAGTAAGAATTGTTGTTAATAAACCACACCCAGGAGCGTGAATAAAATATGGGGAAATCGCTTGATGGTTTAACTCCATCTCTTTAAGAGGACTTAAGTTTGTATAGAAGAATGATGTATTGGTATCGATACAGATTTCATTTCCGCTTATTTTCGCATAACTTGTAATAAGTATCTGGTCATCAGTCTCTGCTGGATATATCATCTTGGCCTTGGTCAAAACATCTAGCACATCGCCAGCGAAGCCTAAATAAGTCCCCGAGTTTAACAATACCCCGTTTACAGTCCCAAAGTATAAGTTTGAAATAAATTTTGGCAGGATTGTTTTTTCGGTGGCAATAAGGACCTTGCAATAATTAATTTTCTGAACTTCTCTATACTTTTCTTCTATAGTTGCCAAGTCTTGAACACATATAACATCATATCCATCGACAAACACTATGAACTCGTTAGGGTCGATATTTAATAGATATTCTATCATCTTTTCAAACTTCCACGCATAGCCTCCCCATTTCTCGCCATACCCCAATACAATAAACTCGCCACCAAATCGCATACATGTATTTTCAAGGTATGGAAAATAAAATTTATTGTCTGTGCAAACTGTAATTACTTTAACCATTTATTATTCGAATAATAATACTTTAAATAGTTCCTAATATAGAAAATAATAATAATAATAATTAAAATGAAATTATAAGTTTTTATATTCTATTGACTTCGAACGTACACGAGATTTGAAGCATAGGGTTTGGTGCCTGGCCGTTAGAAGTATCAAGTTCCTCGGTTTCAAATAGGGCTCCGCTAGGCAACTTGATACTAACTTTCATATCACAGTTGACCTTGAACGGGATTGTCTGGACAACGCCATTTCCTGTCAGTTTAACAAAAGGGGTTGTTGTTGGATGATTAAGGTCTGTTATTGGCACCTTAAAAATAGCCTTGTAGGTGTTTGGATTATTGGAATATATGGTGTTGATATTACTACTGGAACTACCTTGGTTCTCAATCTCTACATATACATACGGATAGTAGGCGATGCGACCGCCTGTTTTCAAGACAACATTTGGTAGAGTCAGACTATTCAGACACATCTCATAAGAAACTGGTTGGTTCTGCGATGTAAGACTTCCATTGTACACAAAGGGACTGAAGTTGTCATTGGTATATTGCATAATCTCAACATAATCTCCAGCATTAATTAAGGTTTGTGTGGCGATATACTGTGTATACGCAACAGTAAACGGGGTAGGGTAAGAGTTGTTGGTAGCATACTGATTGTAAAGAAGACCAGATGAGTCTACAACATATGTTGTTCCTATTATATTTCCACCTGTAACTTTGAGAACAACTCCGATAATCCGAGTTATAGCATAGTTTGTTAAAGATGTATAATACCTAGCAAACGAATTAATAAACGACGGGTTGGTGATAACACTACTTCCCATATCACAGATGTTATAACCATTTACAGTTATTGGTGCTGTGTTAGTCACGTAATAAGCTCCGTTATAACTATTTGGTAGAGATTTTCTTAAAATAAGAACATCGTCTGGCTGCCATTGCCATATGTCGGCCGACGATGTGGCCAGATGGGTGTCCTTGTCAAAATTATTTAGAGTTGTATATTGTGGACCGGTTGTTGTTGTCTGATTAAACAGATAATAGCCGCTATATAAATTGGGTATATTTTGGCAAGCGGGAATGAAAATTTGTTGTGGAGGATTTGTGAGCGCTAAAATAGGTAGGGTCCCCGGAAGAAGAGTAGACATTTGGCCTATATAAATGTTTGTAGTATTTACATTTATATATTGTGCTGGAACAGCCGTATCTACAGTAACAGAAAATATAGATTGTAGCACACCCAAGATTGTCAACTCTGTTATATAAATCCATTCCAAAATGCGTGAGGCAAATCCTGGCGATATTCCAAAGGCTGAATAAATAACAGCTCCAACAAAATAATTTAACTGTAAACTGGGACCGGGTGGTGGTGTTTGAATTTGTATTAAAAACTTAGTTGTGGAACTAACATTAAGCGGTCCTGAAGAGGAGGTTCCATACATTGTTGCGGTACCGCTCCCTACGGGAATTATCTCGTTTTTAACGCTAAAAGATTTTATAGGATATGCGTCCGTAATCGGATCTACAGCCGTGGTTTGTGAGTTCAATCCGGACTGAGAAATAGGAACGGTAAAACAGGCCTGTTTTGGATATAGATTTCTGTTTCTGTAGTTGCTGTCTAATTCCAAATATTTTTTTGGCATTTATTTAAGAATAATATAAATCTTAAAATGAATTTATATTAATTAATATTTTAGTCATCTTTTGCATATTCGCAGTAATCCTTGATGAGAGGTTTGTGTTTATCGTATATTCCACACGCCGATGCTTTGTCCAGAAGCTCGTTGAAGATATCGTAAAACTTGTCGGTATGTCCAACTTCGGGACATTTAACGTGCGCGAGTTCGTGGATGGTCACATAGATGAGCATGTTTTCGTCATAGTAGTCGCCCTTTTCGTCTTTTAGACAGAGATGAATACGTTTTTTATTGATGGTGTATGACTTCTTACCTTTTAGGAGAATGGTGTTGTCTATTTCTGGAAAACAAATTCTCATTTTATCTTTGATTTTCACAAGGATTGGGTCATCTTCCAAATATTTCTCTTGAATGCGACTACCCATTATCGCAATAACGATAACAAGCACCAATATAAGAGCTGTTATTATATAAACATCTGGCCCTTTTATTGAATTCCGGTTAGTTTTTGATAATATCAGGGCAGATAGAATTATCAACACAAATATACCTATCCAAAAAAGTTTATTCATTTATTAAGGGAAATTAAAAATGATATTTTAACACATAATAATTATTAACTACAAATGTCTGAAAAACTATGTATTGACTTGCTTGGAGACAGCATTTACAAACAAATTTTATCCATTACTGCTGATAAGGCTGAAATAAATGCCATTATTTACGAACTTCACTACGAACTTGGAATATTCAAAAAAGACATTGGTAGAATACTTCAGGAAAAGGAATACGGATTTGGTCATCTCGCATTTGACGAGACTCGGAAAAAACAGGAAGAGCAGGACGGCTTCATTGAAAATCCCTTTGAGGTTGCTGAAGGCATTTTTACGTGTGGTAAATGTGGTGGGACAAAAACATATTCTTATGCTAAACAGGTAAGGTCGTGTGATGAGGGAATGAACGTATTTGTGACATGTGTTAGATGTAAAAATAAATGGATGCACAGCGGTTAATATTTTCGGAGAAATTACAAATATTTTAATATTTTCGGAGAAATTACAAATATTTTAATATTTGTAATAAATGCCTACAGTTCTTGAATTAAAACAAGAATGTCGGAAAAAAGGTCTTTCTGGATACTCAACACTGAAAAAAGATGCGTTGATGAAACTCCTTGGTAAATCACCTAGTTCTAGTCGCAAGAGTTCTAGTCGCAAGAGTGTTGGTCGCAAGAGTGTTGGTCGCAAGAGTGTTGGTCGCAAGAGTGTTGGTCGCAAGAGTGTTGGTCGCAAGAGTGTTGGTCGCAAGAGTGTTGGTCGCAAGAGTGTTGGTCGCAAATATTTGAAGAATGGAGTTATCAAAAGTGGAACATGTTTTTTGTATAAGGTCAAAGCATTTCTACAAGTGCCTGACTGGGAGGGGGAGCAGAATGCTAAGCCGTTTAGAAAAGTCTTACCAAAAGATTTAACTCAACCAATGATAAATTTTATTATAAAACAGTTTGAAGACGACTTTATGCATCATAAGGTTGATTCTAATGGAAGAATGACATATGATGGAGATATGAAAATAACTTTTTCTAAAACAGATCACCTCTTTCATATTTTAGTGTGTGGAGATGGTGTTAGATTTCCTGTTGATTGGGAAGGCGAAATAATTACTTATTCAGATAACGCTTATTATGAAGATATGATGATTATGAGCGTTAATACAGGCCTTCCTAAAACCGACTGGAACTATAAATCGTTTCAACGCGCAATTAAAAAAAATAAACATAGCAACTCTTGAGCTTGCTTTAATATTGATTTTTTACATTCATCACGATAATAAAAATGCCCTTTTCAACCGGATTGCCGTACAGAGGAAAGTATCGTTATTTCATTGACCCTGCCGATCCAAGTGTCGCAATCCTACAAGAGTTTGTAGAGGCAAAACCAGCAGAGTTTAAAACTATTTCAAAGATGCGGTTTAGGAATACGACCGTAAATCAGGTTATGTTCCACGGTAATTACACACTTACTGTGACGGCTGATAATCGGTTTTATATGGGAATTATTGCCGAAGACGGCACAAAGGTTTACAATCAATGTTTGTTGGCAATGCCAGTTGGTCCCGCGGTACCAATAATATTAGTCAATGGATGTCATGTCGTCGTATCTCAGTTTGATACCGGTGTATTTAGTAGGAACAGACCTGATATTACAATTTATTACGATAAAAATTATAATGTATGTTTCAAGAGCTGTCCCAAAAGTGGATTGGACAGGTATTGGCAGATTTCGAAGACATTGGTGTGGCCCAAATTGACAATCGAGAGTGAAATTATCGAGAATACACTTGTTACTGACGTGTAATTACATATGTAATTGCATATGCAATTATGATTTAAAAACCAATAATAATATAAAAGGCTGTGTGGCGCAATTGGATAGCGCGTTCGACTTCTAATCGAAAGGTTGCGGGTTCAAGCCCCGCCATGGTCATTCTGTGTACGTTGTCTGCGTTGTCTGCGTTGTCTGCGTTAAAACTTTTAGCTAAAAGTTTTATAAAAATATCCATAAAACGACCTGTTTTGTGGTTTGAAATAATATTGATTTAAAGCCATTTCTCATAATATAAAATGTCTTCTCAAGCAATGTCTTTTCAAGGTATTATCTCAAAGGCAATTGATGATGCAGTCGGAATTTTCATTCACACTGTGTACGAGCGATTTAGTGTTGATGAAAGTGCGCTTCTACAAATGTGGAACTCGAGCTCAACTAAGAGCGCACCAAAAGTCAATGTGGAAAAACTCCACCAAAATAACCATTCCCAAGCTTTGTTGGTGGCAATGAAAAAGGATGAGTTGGTAGCAATGGCCAAGGCGCGAAATATGAGCCACACAGGCACTAAGGAGGTGCTTGTAGCTCGGTTGACAAGTGGAGATGTTCCCATTCCGAAGGATAGTCCGAAGGATAGTCCGAAGGATATTTCATCTGGTCCTAGTGAAAAACAAGTAAAGGCTAAACCCGCACCAAAGGAAAAGGTTACAAAAGCTTCACCAAAGATTTCTACAAAGGTTTCTACAAAGGTTTCTACAAAGCCCACATCACTTCCCAAAGTAACACCTATTCAAAAGTCTCAACCCATTGAACTTAAACTCAATAAGTTCAAAAACTATGAACATACAGAAACGGGGCTGGTATTTGACAATATTAATGGAAAGGTGACTGGCAAACAACACCCAAATGGTTCAGTATCGTCATTAACTGATGCCGATATTGAGGTGTGTAAGAAGTTTGTATTTACTTTTGTTATGCCCTCAAATCTCAACAAGAAAGAAGCTATTTTTGACGAAGATGATGGTGACGACCCAGCCGAAGATGTCAAGGCTGATGGTGACGACGATGGGGATGACGACGTTGAAAATTTTCCCGAAGAAGAACCAGAAGAAGATGACGACGATGATGATGCACAAGGATATGATGAATAATCTTATAATTAATTATAAGATTTTAGTTTTTAGTTTACAGTTTACAGTTTCTTCTACTTATTAAATAAGTTATAATAACCGTAAAAATAACAAGTGTTCCAATGATCGGAACAATATTATCGACGAGTGTATTTATAAATTTAAATTTTTGAAATCCTAAATCTGGACAATCAATACAAAGTGTCTGAATACTTGAAAAATGGTTTTGTTGTCCACACAACCCCGATATATCGTAGAATTTTAAGTCTAGCAACTTGATCATAAAACTCATATATGAATCGACTTGTATTTCAATAGGATATGCTCGAGATAATAAAATACTCATACACTCTCGTGTAATAACATATGCGTGTGTTCCAAAAAACCTATTTACCTTTAAAACCGTATTCTCGTTCTGCTTATTCTCATTCTGCTTAATTTCTGTTGTATCAAGTTTAATTGCGTCAAATAAAAGAACTTGATAATCTTTGGGGACGCGCTCTATAGAACTATTCAACATCCCGGCAAAGTTCGGCTGAAAGTACACATCATCTTCGAAAATAGCGACTTTATCATAACCTTTATCAAGCGCATCTTGCCAAATAGATGCGTGACTAAGATAGCACCCCAAACCTCCCCATGTATTAAAATGCTCGTGGTTATGGCGGCGGTCTCCGAATTTAAGAATGTATTCCTGCCACGGCGACAGAATACCACTAACATCTTTATCTTTATAACTATTCCCAAGAATTCCCTCAAAAATTTCACACGACGGAAAACCATTCTTGTGAATGGTATCGAGTATATCAACCCAATGGGTCTCATGTTTTTTTAAACTTATGCAATAACTTTTGTTGATACCTATTAAGTCCTTATCAGTCATTTATTAGAAAATTAAATTAATATTGATTTTTTGGTCGGCGATATTTAATATAAATGACTGTGTATGAAACCTTTTCAAAAGGAGTTGTCAATAAGGAAATGACACTCCACAAGAAGGAAGAATTTATGAAAATGGTCAAAAAACTTGACGATGACGGAACCAAAACATTTTTGCTGTTGATTAAGTTTCACGAATTAAAAATTAATCCAGCATCAACAACTATTGTTCCCTATGATGGTATCAGCGATGATAGAGGAATTTCGTATGACATTGACAAACTTCCGACACTTCTTCAAAACATTCTTTACAAGTTTATGGAAATGTACATAAAAAATAAACAGGTAGAAATGGAGCGCCAAATATTTATCAATTAACTCTACTCATAATTAATTATGAGTAAACAAATTTATAATATAAACCAAGATAATAAATGAATGTATCTACGACCGTCTCCCTAACCGATTTTTTCCCAAAATATCCTGTAGTTGACAATGTGTCCTTTAACCAATCCATATATAACAAACGTGAGTTTAATGAACTTAAACTTGACCGAGTTGAAGACCGCCCAATTGATGGGGGGCTTTATAAACACCAGCAGGTCATAAGTAGATTTTTAAGTTCCCATACACCATACACAGGTTTGCTTCTTCTCCACGAAATGGGTACTGGAAAGACGTGTGCGCTTTTCGGAGCTACAGAGCAAATAAAGAGCGAGGGGGGTTATAAACGCGCGGTTATTATGACTAGAAATCCCCACCTGCTCCAAAATCTCAAAAACGAGTTGGCATATAAATGTACACAGAAAATATATTCTCCGGAAGAACAAAATATAACAGACTTGGAAAAACGCCATCGGATTAATAAACTAACGTCTGTGTTTTATAAATTTGTATCATTTGATAATATGAAAAAAAATCTTAGAGCATTAACTGACGCTCAAATCGTCGAATTATATTCAAATTCGTTCTTCGGGATTGACGAGGTTCACAATTTGAAACTGTATGGTGAAGGTGATAACACGTCCTCTGATGATTATAACCAGATCCATCGCCTATTACACATTGCTAAAAATATTAAAGTCTTGTTGTTGTCTGGCACCCCAATGACTGACCACCCCCGAGAAATAGCACAGATGCTAAATCTTATACTGCCTTCTAACAAACAACTTCCTACAGGAAAAAAATTCACAGAGGAGTTTTTATATGAAAAAAATGGAATAAATTATGTTAGAGACAATATGAAGTCGGTTTTAAAAGATACAATGAGGGGGCGAGTGTCCTACCTAAAAACAACAATGCCTGATGTAAGTGTAATCTATGAAGGAGAAATTTATAAAGGTCTTCAGCTCTTTAAAATAGTTAGGTCTGTGATGAGCGATTTTCAAACTCGTTTTTACGTGGACGCGTATAAAAAAGACATTGCATCAAAAGCCGACAAAACCGATGAAAGTGACGACGATGAAGAAGATGATAAGAATAAAGGGAAAAAGGTTAGAACTGCTGGCGTGTACTCAAACTCTCGCCAGAGCACACTATTTGTATTTCCTGACGGCTCGGCGGGAAACAAAGGGTTTGATAAGTATGTTATTTTTACTGAACGGAAAGTACTAGGCGCCGCAAAACAAATGTCGTACAAACTTAGTCAAGAACTTAAAGACGAATTGAGGGGTAAAAACAATGAAGAAACCATTAATAATATCCGAAAATACTCGGCTACATATGCCGACACAATACAATCCATTCTTGAAAACCCCACCAAGTTGCATTTTATATACGGAAAGCTCATTGTGGGGTCTGGAAATATTCTCTTTGGTTGTCTGTTGGAACTTGTCGGCTACACTCGAGGAAGCATTAGCAGCACAAGTGTCAAACCATCTTACTTTAATCTCACGAAAAAAATATATTCTGACGACCAGATTAAAAACATTCTCGCTTATTATTCGTCGCCCGCCAATATGAACGGAAAGTTATCGAATGTGTTAATATCAAGTAAAATCTTATCAGAGGGCTTTACCATTAAAAACATCCAGCGTATCCACGTTCTTACTCCCCACTGGAATTACTCGGAACTTGCTCAGGCAATTGCTCGGGGCATCCGCCTCAATGCTCACAACGACCTTATCAATGCTGGTCAGAAACCCGAAATTAAAATTTATCTTCACGCCGCCATTCCAAACGATAATTCCACATCTCTCGACCTAACCAAGTACATCATATCAGAACAAAAAGATGTTGCGATGAAGGACGTCGAACGGTTAATAAAGGAATCTGCCGTTGACTGTGCGCTGTTCCGCGACAGAAATACGACCGAAATGTCTAGAGAAAACTCTAAGGAAAATTCTAAGGAAAATTCTCGCGAATGCGAATATCAATCTTGTCGGTATGAGTGCGATGGAATCACTAATTATGATTTGTCAACAATTGACATAGACTATTCCACATATAATTTATATTATTCTGACAGAGATGTTGAAAGTATTATAAATCAACTGCGAGTGTTTTTTACTAAACGGTTTTCTTGTTATATCGACACTGTTATTGCCACCTACACCAAAAAGGGCTTTAGAACGTTTGCCATCTTAAAGGCCGTCACCACAATGATAGACCAAAACTACGAGATTAAAAATAGATACAATATCATCTCGTATTTGCGCGAAGAAAATAACGTCCTATTCCTGATTGACAGCATCTCGATAAATTCTGTTTTCTCGCCGTGTAGCTACACAAAGTTTCCAGCTGTTAAAGATAGTATGGCATATAGTGAAGCTCTGAACGACATGTGTATTACCGAAATATGTAGAGCCACCAATATCAACAAATACTTGGCTGAATTATCATTGTTTGTAAAGCAGTATATATGTGAAGAAGTTATACATAACAAACTGACCTCAGAACTAAGTAGTAAAATAACAGCATATTTCAATATTACAAAAAATAAATATACTATAGACGGTACTACTTATTCTCTTGGTCGCATTGTTGTTGCTAAAGAAAAGCTTCCATCTCCTGAACGTGTTCCTATCGTTCAGGCAGAACACGGCTATTCGGGTAAGTACAACGAAAACTTCTTCTGTATTAAGAAGTATGAAGATGTCGAAGATGTGCGCGCAAAACCCACTGGGAGAACGTGTCCGCAGTCTTGGCACGTTGACCAATTATGTAGGATAGCCGTGGAACTTAAATTGCCGTATGGAAACAAGAGTCAAAAATACGATAACATCTCACTAATGTCTAAAGATAAGCTATTGACCGAAATCGGCAAGACTAAATTACGAGATTATATGACCGAATTTTCTGTTCTTCTCATTGATGATCTCCGCCGTGTTTTGTTCTTTGCCAGCTCGCCAAAACAAATCAGTTGCAACGCTATTCGGAAGCATTTTTTAGAGAATAATTTACTAGAATACAACGAAACTTGTGGGAAAACTGGTGTTTTGCGCACGAAGGAATAATATTTATTATAAATAAATGGACCCACTTATCATTGTTGCTATAGTGTCAAGTGTCGGGGCCTTATGCGTGTCTGTTCTAACACACGTTAGACACAGTACATGTCTTGGTTGTATTGATATTTCAACTAGAACGCCCACCGATGAAAAAACACATCTATTACCCGTTCCTAGATAATTTTGGTTGAATATACGTCAAAAAAGTTTAATTTAAATTAAACTTTGCTATTAAACAGGAACAATATAAATCCCAACCCATTTCACAATTTCCTTAACCAAGACTGGCATTATACGACAAACTGTGGATAAATCTGTCCGAGATTTTATACTAGCTATGCCGGCATATATATCTTCTTTAATAAACACATCATGTGTTGAATATTCCAACACCTTTCGTGTAATATCTCTGTATTTAATTGTGTGTTCGGAACTTAGGCTATAGTGTGAAAATTTTCCAGTGGGAAAAATCGTCCGCATATGAGCATCTAACAATGTGATATCATCAAATACATCAGAAATACGGCGGCCACTACTTTCTTCCACAGCTGGTAAATCTTTAACAACGAGGTCTTTAATATTTCTGGGCGAAAGCATCGTTGAAATTGCTGAGACTGTACCATTATTTTTTATAAATCCCGCACAATGGTATGAATTTAACCCAAACGGATCAGAAGTTATTTTTTCATATTCTTGAACTGCTTTAACAGATGTTCTGTATGGACCAGTTTTATGACCATTTTCAATAGTGTCTCGCCAATATCCTGTCATTCTACCCGGTAACCCTTGAATTTGAACATTGTTATCAACCTTTTTTGTCCATTCCTCATGTGTTGCTCCTATCCGGAGTTTCCACTTATTTGGAATGAGATTTGCACGTCGGTAAAATCCTTTAATGGCAATAACAATGTGGGCTGTCAATGGGTGACTAAATAATTTACTGAGCTTTTCAGTTGACAACCTATCGGTTGATGTATGGTTATGGAAAGATATATCTTTCCGAATACACGCATTAAGTAGAATTGTTGACGATTTAACCCGCACGATATGGATTCGGTAATCAGCTCCGTAGTTTAATAGTATATCTTCATCAATCCACTTTTCTGCATTTTTTTGTGTATTCAAGGGATAATATTCCTTAATAATACCCTTATTCAAGAAATCCACGTGTCCAATATAATTTTGCGGAATAGTCATAGTGTATATTTTGTGTAATTCTCCCCAGCGATAAAGGTCATATAATTCCTTTATCGCTGTGGCACTTGCAAACATAAACCGAATATTATTTTCTTCCATAAATTTTACACTTAAAACCCCAGCCTCTTTTAACACAGTATGTAATCTCTGAAGTTCGCCGTCAGCTGTGTCTATTTCATCAATAATAATCAGAGCGTTTTTTAATTCTTTAAGGTTTGTATTTTGTAATTTTCCATGGTGAAATATATTGTCTTTAAAAATTGTTGGTGTTGAATCTTTCATTTCTTTTTCCCAACTAATATTACTCATGCCTGTAATAATACGAATATTCTTTGGATCAATGACAAATTTGTCGTCCGGATGAGTTGTCATAAGTTTAGCAACTTCTATCATAAGTCCATTCATTCCCACTTTTGTTTTTTTGGTGATACTAACGACACGACGATTATTTCTGTAATATTCGCTTACAACTTCATTTGCATCAATTATTTGATTGTCAAATATGTACTCTGATGTTGCAGTTTCAACACCTTGTAGAAACTGTCGATAATTGGATGCTTTGGCAAGGTTATACGAAAGCATAACTTCCTCTCGTAACGCAGAAATAACTCGGGCTGTATGTTCCATAGTTATAGATTTTTTTGTTACAAAAAAAATCAAAATTAAGTTAAGACACTAGGTTTTTACCCATCAATAATGATTTTATTTATAAATAAATTTTAATAACAAGATGTCAGAACAAAAATCAGACCAAACTTTGGTTAAGAATTTAAAAATCCTAACTGTTGGCGATCCACATTTTAAGAAGAGCAATATTCCAGACTGTGACTTACTTATTACCAAACTTCACGAGTTGATTATAAAAGAAGCTCCAACATACATTATTATTCTTGGCGATGTTCTCGATACACACGAGACTATTGATGAGTGTCCTTTGAATAAAGCGCTCGAGTTTATTAATATGTGTAGGAAGTATGCGCCAACATACATTCTTGTCGGCAACCACGATTATCGGAACAACTCGCAATTTCTTACCGAAAATCATTGGATGAATGGTCTTAAGGAGTGGGAAAACTGTGTTATTGTTGATAAAGTCGTCGAGTTAAAAATGTCAAAAAATACAAAATTCTACCTTCTTCCATATGTTCCAGACGGACGGTTTGTTGAAGCTCTCAACACATATGAATATTCAACAATAGATAAGTGGAAAGACGCTACAGGCATTTTTTGCCACCAAGAGTTTCTGGGTTGTAAAATGGGGGCGTTTATTTCAGAAAAAGGAGACAAGTGGGAACTAGACCATCCATTTGTTATTTCAGGACATATTCATCAGCAACAACAACCACAGGAAAATATCTACTACACGGGGTCGAGTTTACAGAATGCGTTTGGAGAAAGCGAGAAGAACATCATCGCCATTTTTGAATGGGATTATCAATTGGATTATCAATTGGATTATAATTATAACACACCACTTATTCGCGAAGTAGACCTTGACCTTCCGAGGAAAAAAATCATTTACATGGATATGGGTAAAGTAGATGACTTTGTAGTCGACACATCAAAAGATAACAGCAAGTTGAAACTTACATTGACGGGAAATACCGAAGAGTTTAAAACCTTTAAGAAAACAGCCAAGTATCAAGAACTGGTTAAAAACGACATAAAGGTTGTGTTCAAAGGCGTGGCAGAAATCGCAACAAGAAAAAGCGATAAGATACTGTTCAAGGATGTTTTACACGAGTTGCTGCTCGAATGTAAAAACCCACTTGTTATGGAATACTACAATGAGATTTTTATAAATAATTAATTTTGAATTATTTCTTAAGAGTTAAGAAATAAACAATGTACGAAGATATCGACAATTTCTATCTTTGTCAACTCCCCTATGAAATCAATGATGAAATAAATGATGATTGCGACGCCATCATTGATGAATTTATAACTTCAAAAGACTGTTTCATCTCGGCGCGTTCTCAAAGGCGCAAGCCCATTATTGGAGAAAAATCTGGTGGCGGTAAGATGATAAATCTAGTGTGGAACGATGCTGTTTGTTGGGGCGACTGTAAACAAGTATGTGGAAGTCGGTCTTACACCAAGCCATCGGCCGATACTCGAAATAATGTGCGGGTTCGCAAAAACTACTCAATTCCAGGTCTATGGTTCTATCGGCAGAAATTTGAAGGTCCGGAAAACCCAAATCCGACATTTCAGTCCCCAATCGTTTCATATCATCACAAAAAAACCGACTACCCGAAAAATCCAAAGACCTTGAAGAAGGGTATGATGTTTTTTTACAGCGACGCAAAGAATAACAACCGTCGGAAGTCCAATAAAGGTTCCAATAAAGGTTCCAATAAAGGTTCCAATAAAGGAATGAAGAACTACATTGATATTAACGAGTATTAAACAATAGTAACTCAAATTTAAAGACTTTAAATTTGAACCGTTGAATAAAATTTAATTAAGGATAAATTCATATTATAAATGATAAAACTTTATGTAATAGTAATAATAATCGTTGTAATAATTGCCATTTATTTAATTACAAGATTTACACCAGTATTGAATTTTCGCTTTAACAGAGATAACTACGACAATGTATTTGGCGGATTGTTAAAAGCATCAGTTAATCAACCCGATATGACAACAACTCCAAATTTACTCTTCCAAACATACAAAGACAAGAGTAAGATACCAAAAGAAGTATATGAAACGATAGCTAAATATGCTCCAGAGTACACTCATATTATTTTAGACGATAAGGACGGAACTAGTTTTTTAACTGAGTATTTTGAACCAGTTGTCCTAGAAACCTTTAACAAGTTAAAATTAGGACCCCACAAAGCTGATCTGCTCAGATATTGTCTTCTTTACGTATACGGCGGCGTGTACATGGATATCAGCACCGAGTTAATGATACCGCTATCAACCCTTTTCGCGGATAAAACTGTGGTTTACACTGTGTTGGCGGGATCCAAAGACCATATCTATCAAGGTGTAATCTGTACACCACCAAGCAATCCATTATTTTTATCTTTAATATATTATATTGTCAAGAAGGGAAACCCATTGTTCTATCACGACTTCTGTAAGGATTTCCTGTATCAGATTAACAAGGAGTTGAAATATTTTGTAAAGCCGGGATTAAACATCAGCGACCAAGGCAATAAGTATTATTTACTTAGAGAACAGTGCTCGTTTAGAGACTGTTCAATGTGTGATGGTAAGTTTGACAAGTATGGCCTATGCTGTATCATCTATGATAAAAACATTCCGGTCATAAAAACTCGCAGAGCATCTTATCCGTGGTAGTTTAAATTATAACTAATTATAGATATAAATGAATGCTGAAATTCAAGAAGTTCTAAATAAAAATATAATGAGCGACCTAATCCGCTTCTTGGACAAACGACATTGTTTAAATACAGTAAATATGTATATGAACTATATTTTCCACTTTATACAAACTGCTGGCGTTCTTACTACAGCCATTGCGCAAAGTTATGGGTCTAATATGGTTTGGTTGGGTGTTGTTCTCAATTCGCTTGCTACTTTAATCCATGTCTATGAACACAGTAATAATAAAATCTTGGAGCATATGATGGAAAATATTAAAAAAATAAAAAATGGCACTTATCTGGACGAAAGTCCCTTAATTGACGACGATGGCGAATTCAATACCAAGAGTATGTTTACACACAAGGTTGGTGTTTCTAAATTACCACCGGTGACACATTTACCAACACATTTACCAACACATTTATCACAGCTAGGAGTAAATGTGTAAATAAAAATGATTTAATGTTATAACTTAAGTTATAACAGCAACAATGGTATCAACAACTGAATCATCAACTGAGTTCTTTCAACGGCTTGATAAGGAGTTTAAAGAAGATCCCCATAATCCGCACACAGGTGATGACTGTTTTGATAGCAGTTGTCTTGTATATTATTACGATAACCAAATTGATGGATTTATCCAATTTGAGGGTAATAATTGTATTGATGATTGTAGTGGATGGGATGCCATCAATGGCCGTTGTGAGTGTGGTAATCGGAGGGTTTCTTTTGAGTCGGATGATTATGGAGATGTAAGGGCAGTTGCCCATTAAGGTAAAGGTCTGAATATTTATAAAAATTGATTTATTATTATAACTTAAGTTATAATAATCTTAGAAAACCCTTTCAAGATGGAATGCCTAACGGAAAGCATATTGTCAATCAATTGTTTCGGAGACAAGAAGTGGCATAATCTGAATGGATACCCTCACCGTATCGACGGACCAGCAATTGAATATTCTAGTGGCGGATCTATGTGGTTTATTAATGGAAACCTCCACCGTACAGACGGTGGTCCTGCTATTGATTATGGTAATGGATATATGGCGTGGTATGTCAACGGAAAATGTCATAGAGAAGGTGGTCTTCCGGCTGTTGTTCGGAATAATCTCTACCTATTCAGAGATACGCTGGACGCAAGAAATGAGTGGTGGAATAATGGAAATCAAATGTCGAATGAACGAGGTTTGGCGTATATGGAGTTTTGTCAGAAAATGAGGGAGAAAAATAGAATTAGAGCACAGAAGAAAATTTATTATTGGTGGATACAGATTTGCTACGACTTGGAGCACAAATCTGGATGCGGACAGAGGATGGCACATCTCAATCTCATTTCCTATCAAGAACTGATGAAATGACCCCAAAAAGGGATAAAAAACTTGGGATGATGAATTAGTAATTTCTTGTAATTAATTACAAGAATTAAATTAAATTATTAAACCTGGTAATCATATTACTAACTTCAATAGCATCACCCTCTTCTTCGATGTCGTAAATTTTCTCAGCGCACTGGTCAGATATGAAAATCTTCGCTAGATTATTCATCTGTCCACGCCCTCCGCGAGAAAGAAGTTGATATACCTCGTTCATACTTTTTGTTTTTGAAAACTCTCCGTCAATATAGACCTTTGAAAACGGATAGTCTATTCCATAGCTGACATTACTAACTATAAATGCGAGCTGTCCCTTAATGCCCAAGTTGAAGAGTGTCTGGAGATACAACTTGTCCTTTTCGTTTTCATCGTAAATTCCAATACCCGCAAAAAGGAGTAGAACCATATCCTCGTCTTTCATTCGCATAAAATCAATGTTCGCAATCTGAATTGGCGTTCGATACGCTTGTTTACTTGAATAAGTTTTAGTTCCAATTTGAAATTCTTCCGGAAAACTAAGACTTGGTCGTGTGTCCTCAACCTCTGATATAGCAATGAGTTTATCTTGCTCATCTTTGTATTTAAGACTTGATACCTTGTTATACGCGCTCTCCCAATTATCAAACGCTTTTTCGTATTCAGAATAAAGTTTATTGAGACTTGTTTTGCTTTTGATTTTTGTAAGCAACTCTGAAAACATATTTATTGTATATTCTCGGGGACTAATGGATCCGATTAAATTCATTCCTCCATTATACTCTGGAAGGCTTAATTTAGTATTCAATCCTTTAGTAGATGTGTAAAAAGAGAAAATGGCGTGGGGTGAGACCTCTGGGTCATCTTCGGGGATGTTTTCAGTAATGCTTTCAGTAATGCTTTCAGTAATGCTTTCAGGTATACTCTCAATAACTTGTAAGATTTCAATACTCAGTTTGCGAATGTTGTCTGGATAGAGATTGTCAACATTGTTAAAAATACTGTCAATGTTTGGAAGCTTGTCTGTAAAAAACTTGATACTCTTTTCATCAACTTCGTCCTCTCCATCTTCGTCCTCGAGTGTAAAATGATAGATAATACAACTTTTTGCGTGAGTATACATATTCTTTAAAGCTAAGACATTGTACATGCGGCCTTTGAACTGGTTTCTGAGAATGTTTTTAAGTTTTAGCGAGAAATCTTGTTTATTTTTACAGTTGTAGTGTGGAAGAACATTCATTCCCGAATGTGTTGTTATGGTTGAACATGTATACACAGTGGGAGATGTGATGTTGTACATCTTACTATTACTAAATGTCTTTTGATGATTGACCAGAAATGGGGTCATTCGCTCATCGCCAACAAAATTGGCGTTGGATAAAAAGGTCCACTTGGGTGCATTACTTATCAAATTCATATGGTCATATAGTGTCTCGTTATTAATATCGGTGGCGCCAATAGTAAACTCATCAAGGAAAAGAGCCGTTTCACCGCGGTTGGTATCTCCATCTCTGATTAAATATGATACTGCCAGATGTGGCGGGGCAATAATAACAGAGAAGTCGCGTTTAGTGGAACTGCCAGTTGGATTTTTTGTGATGATATTTGTCTCTGGGTCAAGAATAGCAACACGCCACGAATCGTTTTTGTTCCTATTGCCTTTTTTGACAATTGTAAATCCCTCGAGTTCCAGAATTTTACGATTTGTCGCATTATTCACAAGTTCTTCTCTGAGTGTCGGATCATAAAGCGTGTACAAGTCGTTAAAATCAGAGTATATACAAGACCCAAAATGTGTTTTACAAGTGAAATAATTCTGACATCCTTGTGTTGGACACTTTTCTTCTCGGATAACAGCATATGGAATATCTGTTGCTTTCAACAACTCTTCAACTTTATTTCTGACCGAATCAACAGCACAGGAGAAAAGGAGTTTGATATTTATGTATTTCCGGAGCAGGTCTATCTTTTTTGATAGACCAACAACGCTAAAGGTTTTTCCAGAATTGGTCGCTGTGCTAAGAAACACAAGTCCTCCGTTTTGTGTAAACTCTGCGTTTGAAAACATCTGGTAGAGTTCTTTTTGTGTCGGATATGGGTCAATGGGAAACTGGGGAATATACACATCAAACGGAGACATCGTAATGAGTTCTGGGGCTTGTTCTTGGAGAGTGGCACCATTGTACTTTGACAGCTTGATGACCTTGTTGCAGTAATACTCCAAATCTTCGACAACTCTTGGAATAATATTACTATCCAATAGAGTTTTCAAATACTTAAGAAATTTCTGTACACTTATAATAACAGAATAAATAAATATTGAGGAAGTATTTTTAATAATATAACTGTAGAAAATATAACAGAAACCAACAACCTTTAGTTCTAGATTGTTGCTTTGGAGAAGCAGACTCGGGATTTTCTGGATTTCGGCTGGCTGAGAAAACACGTTGCGCTTGGGTGAGAAAAAATCACTAATCATTCTCACTGTGTTGTCCATCTTTATTTTATCGGTCTTGGAAATCTTTTTGGGATTTAGCTCGGGAACTACAACATCTTTGAAGAGTTCATTGTTCTTACCAACCAAGATATTGGCATATTTCTGGACATATGGATACAATTTACCGTAGCTTTCTTCTGAATTACCTTCGGATTTATTACCTTCGGGTTTAGTCTTGTTGCTTACGTAGTCAATTTGTGCTTGGCACACACGGTGTTCAAATTCGCTGAGAGACGTAGTCATTTGAGTATTAAGTAATTAATACCGAAGAGAAAATCAATATTAAGAACGACTTTATTAATATTTAACAACAAGTATATATAATAAATGGAAATTCAGGTTAAATTGTCTACTGGGGCTGTTTTGCCAACCAAGGCGCATCCGTCAGACACTGGGTATGACCTAACACTTATTAAGCTTGAAAAGGATATGAGTGTTATCGGTTCAAACGAGTTTATTTATATGTATAACACTGGTGTGGCTGTCAAACCACCGGCTGGTTATTATCTTGATGTTGTTCCCCGCAGTAGTTTTTCAAAGACCGGTTATACTTTTTCCAACTCGGTTGGTGTAATTGATTCAAGCTATAGAGGAACTATTCGCATTGTTATCAAAGGTGATACAAGTCTTCGGGATATGACACTTCCCTATACTGGTTTTCAAATGGTTCTCCGTAAACTCGAATACTCGAGTATTAGACAGGTTGACTCATTGGACGAAACTGAACGGGGTTGTGGGGGGTTTGGGTCGACTGATGTGTGTCCGCAAGGCTGTTAACACATTTACATGTAATTAAATTACATGTAAAATATTTCTAATATTTCTAATCTGCACTCACACATGGAAAACCAGTGATGGTATGATTTACTGGATAATAATCAGGGCCTGAATACCCATATTGCAATTTAGGAAGCGCACGAGATTCCACAATATAAAAAAGCATAGCAAAAAATAGGATCATTGTCGCAAGAACTACTGTACTGAAAGTCATTTTCAATTTAAATTGAAAAAATAAAACAAAATTATTTTTGAATATTGACACGGAACCTCAACATTTGATGCCCAGACTGTCCTGATTATTACCAAACTCTACGGAGTACATGTTAATCTAATGGCTGTGAAAATAAAAATCAATAAATTATTGATTTTTATAACTTGTATTATGTTTTAGTTGTTTTAATACTTTAATAAATAGTTGTGTATCATCAATAATGTCAAATAGATTTTTATTAAAATATTCTTTTGAAATACGATGAAACACGCACATTTCCATACAACTAGACATTGACTCTTCGTCTTTTTCAACCGCAATTTGTAAATGATAGGCTGCCTGCTTAAATCTTTTGAAAACATAACACGTCATTCCAGCAAAAAGATGTTGAAATGCTGTTCCGTCAAAATCATTTTCTAGTTGGTGTGGAAATGATTTTGGAAAATATCCGCTATCCCTCCACATATCAAAATCTACATTTAAATCTTCTGGAAAGGAAATTGGTTTTTCCATTGGTTTTTCCATTGGTTATATTATTTATAGACTTCTATAAATAATCATTTTTATATTTTATATATTCTCAAACATAAACATATACAGATTCACATGCACATCATTTCTTCAAAGGAAATGAGATTTTTCTGTGCCATTCTCTTCCCGCACCCGCTAGGATGAGACAAGTCGTAGCAAATCTGTATCCACCAGAAGTAGATTTTCTTCTGTGCTCTAATCCTTTTTTTCTCTTCCATTTTCTGACAAAAAGAGAAATAGACTAGAGCTTTTTCTTTTGATAATTGCTTATCATTGACCCACCATTCTCTATTACCATTATAAACTTCAACAGCAGGAAGTCCACCTTCACGATGGCGTTTTCCGTTGACAAACCACTTCTTAGTTCCATTAACATATTCAATTGCTGGAAGATCACCCTCACGATGACATTGTCCATTGATATACCAACACTTGGTTCCATAAAAATGTTCAACAGCAGGAAGGTCTCTTTCGCGATGAAGTTGTCCATTGACCCACCACGCTTTACTTCCATTAGCATATTCAGTAGCGGGAAGATCATCATCACGATGAATTTCTCCGTTTTTATTTCTGTATATTTGGGTCATACTCAAGATTGATATAACTTAAGTTATATCAAATAATCAATATTTATCGATACTTATATTTTCAACTTATACTTTCATCATAGTCTCAAACACCTCCAAGTTTTTCTGTGCCATTCTCTGCCCACAACCACTAGGGTGTTCTAAGTCGTAGCAAATCTGTATCCACCAGAAGTAGATTTTCTTTTGTGCCCGAATACGCTTTTTCTCCGCCATTTTCTGACAAAAAGAGAAATAGACGATACCTTTCTCTTTTGAGAAGTTGCATCCATTCACCCACCAATCTTTATATCCATTAGTATATTCAATCGCTGGAAGTCCACCTTCGCGATGGAGTTTTCCATTAACATACCAGTACTTATCGCCATCGGCATATTCAATAGCAGGAAGGTCTCCATCGCGATGTCGTTTTCCATTAACATACCACCATTTTTCTCCATCAGTACATTGAATTGCTGGAAGTCCGCCTTCGCGGTGGAGTTCTCCATTGACATACCAATATTTATCACCATCACCATCGCCATTGTCATATTCAACAGCAGGAAGGTCTTCATCGCGATGTCGTTGCCCATTAACCCACCATTCCTTGGCACCTATATCAACATCTTCAACAGCGGGAAGTCCACCATCACAATGAAGTTCTCCATTAGCGTTTCGGTGTATTATTGGGTTCATTATAACTTTTGTTAACAAATAATCATTTTATTAATCATTTTTATTAATATACTTATACTTTCATCACAGTCTCAAACACATCCAAGTTTTTCTGTGCCATTCTCTGACCACAACCGCTAGGATGAGACAAGTCGTAGCAAATCTGTATCCACCAGAAGTAGATTTTCTTCTGTGCTTTAACCCGCTTTTTTTCCTGCATTTTCTCACAAAACAGAATATAAAGTTTTTGAGTGGTGGTAAGAAAAGTTGTGGGTTGTCCCATTGAAATTAAATATTTTATAGTTTCAAACCTGTCAGTACAACTCGCCCAATAAATCGCCGTAGTATATATACTCTCCCCATTTACCATTAAATATATTATCCCATCTGTGAGCGAGGCAAGGGTTTTTATCATATCTGTGTGTCCTTTTCTTGCAGCATTACAAACTGCGGTATGAATATCTTCATAATCAATCTCGGTCACTGAAAAAATATATCTAACAACATCGATATGATTACCTAATGCCGCATTAGAAAAAGCATAATTATTTCTTGTTGTTGAATCGGCACCCAATTCAACCATGTATTTGACTACAGAAATATGACCGTATGACGCCGCATTCCACAAAATTGTGTCTAAAACACCATAAAAATGGTTGGCATCATACGAATTTATTTCATCTTCTCTACCAGTAAGAAGTATCTTGAGGGTATTGATGTCCCCTTTTCTTGCAGCATCGTACAAAGGAAAAAACTTGACTGGGTTGACATCATCATAGATCATCTTTCTAATTAATGATTAATTAGAAATTCAGAATTAATACGGAATTAATATATTTAAAATAATAATTGTACATTAAATGACTGACACAACGGTAAATAAAGCAAATATTGGCTTAAAGATTATCGATTTTCTTACACTCTTCACCAAAGGTGTTAGACAAATAGATTCGGCAGAACAATTAGCAAAAATTTTAGCAGAGTATCCAGCCTTGTCGGAGGAAGATGTTGAAGGCCATTGGAAGAGCTGGGCGTTTAAACTAGACGACTTTATTAGAATTTATTTTAAAGACCA